CCCGTGGGCAGGCCGAGCGCAATCTTCAGCTCGTCAAGCGAGATCAGATCGGTCTCGGTCGCTGGTGTCAGAATTTTCACAGTGACGTCGGCCATCTCAACTCACCTCGATTCCGAGTGGAATTGATCGAACAGACTGCGCAGCTCCAGCGGCGGACCTTCGCGGCCATCCGACATGATCGGCACCGCGACGTAGTTGTCGCTGTCGAGCTGCCACTTCGCGATCATCAATGGGACGCCGGACAGGCCTTGCAGACCGCGTTCGCCGCGCTCGCCCTTCTGACCGGACTTGCCTTGGCTCGCGACCAGTTGCCAGCCGGGACCGGGGCACGGTCCGGGATCGTCTTTCTTCGCGATGAAGCTGCCGCCGTTGAGCGCAACGATGGAGAGCTTGCGATAGGTCGCGGTCGCATCGAACAGGCCGCGCACTTCCGGTGACAGGCCGTCGTCGCCGTCCATGCCCGCACGCGCGAGGCAGATCCAGTCCTTGCCGGTGCCGGGCACCTCGGCCGTGTCGCGCACCGCCTGATAGGTCGCGCCGTCTTCGACCACAACGTCGTCGGCGTAATGCACGCCAGCCTGCCAGATCTTGACGCGCGGCAGCGTCCCCGTCAGGCCACGCTCACCGCGCTCGCCGGTCGGTCCGGCCTCGCCGCGTGATCCGGGCGTCCCCGGCTCGCCACGCAAGCCCATGTTGCCCGGTAGGCCCTGCAGACCGCGTTCGCCGCGCTCGCCGTGCTCGCCGCGTTCGCCCTTGATCGACAGACCCGGCAGACCCTGTTCACCACGGTCTCCCTTCTCGCCGCGCTCACCCGGATCTCCCTTGATCGACAGGCCCGGCACACCCTGTTCGCCCTTCTCGCCGCGTTCGCCGCGTGGACCGAGATCGCCGCGCAGGCCCATTTCGCCGCGCTCACCCTTGTCGCCATTCGCGCCGGGTGCGCCGTCCTTGCCAACCAGACCGGGCTCGCCTTTCTCGCCGCGTGGACCAGCTTCGCCGGTCTTGCCGATTGAACCGGGCAGGCCCTGCAGACCTCGCTCGCCACGTTCGCCGCGATCACCTTGCTGACCCTGCACACCGGCCGCGCCGTCCTTGCCGATCAGGCCGGGTTCGCCGCGCTCACCTTGCGGACCCATCGGGCCGATTACACCGGGGTCACCGTCCTTGCCGTTGAATCCGGGAATGCCTTGCAGGCCTTGCTCGCCGCGTTCGCCACGCTCACCGTCCTTGCCGGGCGTACCGTCCTTGCCGATCAAGCCGGGCTCACCGCGCTCGCCATTCTCGCCGCGCTCACCCTGCGGACCGGCCGGACCAATCGCCCCAGTCTTGCCGACTGAGCCGGGGATACCTTGCAGCCCGCGTTCACCGCGCTCGCCACGGTCGCCCTTGAGACCCATGGGGCCGGGGTCGCCGTCCTTGCCGGTGAGACCTTGCAGGCCCTGTTCGCCACGCTCACCAACTTCACCGCGTTCGCCGGGATCTCCCTTGTCGCCCTTGGCTCCGGGCGCACCGTCATCGCCGGTCAGCCCCTGAGACCCGTCGAGACCGGGAATCCCTTGTTCGCCGCGCTCGCCCACCGGGCCGGGCACACCGTCTTTGCCGTCCACACCGGGATCGCCCTTCTCGCCCTTTGCTCCGGGCTCGCCGGGAAGGCCACGCTCGCCGATCATGCCCGGCCTGCCGACTGATCCGGGAATGCCCTGCAGACCGCGCTCACCGCGCTCGCCACGGTCGCCTTTGTCGCCGGGCGCTCCATCGCGCAGCGACCCCAGCTTCTCGCCAACCATTTTCTCCAGCACACCGCGCAGCTCGATAACCTCGGCGCGCACCTCCGCCACCGACGCCCGGCACTGCGCCTCGATCAGCTCGCGCTCGCGCGCCCACTGCTTGCGGTGAGCCGCAACGATCTGGCCAAGCGCGTCGTCCAGCGCTTCAAGTACCGCTTCGTTCATGATGGTTGGCGCGTGCGAGGATGTTTCGGACTCTGAGTGCAACGACATCGCTGTGGTCCTTCGCCGAAATGAATTTTTCCTCTGGCGGTTTCGGAGGCCCATCTCCCGGCGGCTTCGGCAGCGCGAGCGGTGCTCCCGGCTGGGTCGGCGCACCCGGCGCTCCCGGAGCTGCAGGGATCGCACCCGCTGCAGACAGCGGCACCACCTGTTGCTGCACGCGGGGCTCGTCGCCGAATTTGACTTCGTCCATGCTCTCTTCGGCGCGGGCTTCGTTCGGCGAGAAGATGCCGCCCTGCACCGCCTGCGCCAGCGCGGCAATGCGATCCTTGAAGGCGGACCGCAGCAACGCCTTGGTATCGAACTCGACATATTCGTCGGGCTGCCCCTTGAGATTGAAGAGCAGGCCGAAGGCGTCCTCGATGTGATTGAGCGCAAAACCCAAGCCGGTCGAGACCCACGACTGCATCAACTGCTCGGTCGAGCCCATGGTGGTGCCGCCGATGCCGAGAATCTGCAGCGGCACCCTGAAGGCCAGCGCGATGCGCTGCTCGCTCAACTTCATGATGTCGGCCAGCTCGGCGTCCTTGCTGGTAGTCGAGAGGATCATCGGCTTCAGGCCGCCGGTCAGGATCGGCGTGCCGCCAGCTTTCAAACCCTTCGACTGCTCGTCCCAGCGGTCGCGAACGAATTGCACCTGATCCTTGTCGAGGATCAGATCGGTGGTCAGCACCGCGCTCGGCCGCGCCTGATTCATGTAGAACTTGATTTGCTGCTCGGTCATCGCGTTCGTCATCATGATGTCCTGCAGCGCGGCCCCGAGCGGCGTGTCGCCCACCAGCGGGAACGGATAACGGCGGCGCGATGCATGAAGCCGGACGTGCAGCACGTCGCGCGCGGGCACCAGCAGCGGCTCAGAGATCTGTCGGTCGATGACGGAATTGCCCGCGAGGTAGTAGAAGACGTCGCCGTTGATCGCCACCTGTGGCGCGCTCTGGCGCGGGTCCATCAGATGCAGCTCGTCGATCTCAAAGCGGTCGTTGCGCAGCCCCAGCGCATAGGCGTTGCCTTCCGCGTACACCGAGCGCGTCAGGTTCAGCATGAAGTCGCTGGGCGACTGATAGCTGTTCGGATAGCGCAGGATGCGCGACAGCGCCGAGTTGGTGACGCGGTCGCGACCGCTCTTGCCGTTCATGCGCCAGTGATCGCCCGGACACATCGCGACCGTCTGTGAATAGGCCGACAGGCAGGCCTCGACCATCGCCGAGCCGTCGTAGCCCGTCGAGGGGTCGATGCCGAGCTGCCACCAGTTCCACGGTGAGTCGGCGGGCAACCAGCCGCCGGTCACCGGGAGCTGGTACGGACCGGAGTGGACTTCGCCCTCTCCCTTGGTGACGAGAGGGCGGAAGATCCGCTGGAGCCAGTTCGCCACCGCCGACTATTCCGCGTCCGCTTTCGCCGGGGCGTGCGCGACCGAGCGAGTCTCATAGGTGCCCGGCCTGCCCGCCTCGACCCGTCGCTGTTGTGGCGGCGACGGCGGCTGTCTCTCGCTTCCGCTTTTTTGCGGATCTCCAGACCCTTCTGGCGGGATGCCGCAGGCCAAGAGTTTGGCGATGTCGTTCTCGGCCTGCGTCGGCGTCGGGACCATCTCTTCCGGCGTGGTCTGCACGCTGGGCGTATGCTCCTCGACGTATTTTTCCCGGCGCTCGTCCTCCGCCTCGACAGTGGTGTTGAACAGCGCGGCTTTCGCCTCGTTGGCCTCGGCCTGCGTCGGCGTCGGCGTCAGGTCTTCCGTCGAAGTCGCTGCCGTTGCCTTGTGCGGCTCGGGCTTCTTCTGGTCCTTGCCGACGACGGCGCTTTTGAGTTCGTCCACCTCCGCTTGCGTCGGGACCGGAGTCATATCTTCCGGCTCGACCTTCGACTTCCTGTCGTCGGCGGCCCTCTTCTCGGCGGCGAGGTACTTCTCCGCAGCGGCTCGCCTGTCGTCGTCGGTCTGCGGCTTATCGTCGGAGGCCTTCTTCTCGCCTGCAGCACGCTTCTCTTCAGTGGCGCGCTGCTGGTCGGCGGCGCGCTGCTGGTCGTGCCTGCCGTTCTCGGGTCGTTTGTCTTCTGCCATTTGAATTTCTCCTGTTCAGGGGTGATGGCTCCCCGCCCCTAAAGGCGAGGAGCTGTTGCCGCTACCAAGTGACGCCAGCGACCCACGCGACGACGCCAGCGCGACGAACGGTCCAGTTCATCGGCAGGATCAATCGCAGAGCCAGCGAGTCGGTCTGGAACATCGACTGCGCGGGCGCAGCGACGACCGGAGCGGTGCCTGCCGCTGCGAGCTGCAGCGGGTTGGTGTCTTCCATGTGCAGCGTGGCCTGATCGCTGATCTCGAATCGCGGCGTGTCACCGCTAACCGAGACGAAGTCCGCCGCATCGAGGCAGAGCACGGTGCCGAGCGGCACGGTGCCCGACGTGATCAGCGGCTTGCCGTTCAGTCGGCCAGCGTTGATCTCGTCGCGGAACGGGAACAGCCCGGACGGGTTCGGCGGCTGGATGAAGCCGATGCTCAGCGCTTGCGCCGGGTTCATGATGAAGACCATGTTGCGGATGTTGCCGTTGGTCGCCGTCAGGATTGCTCCGGTCAGGTTCTTCAGATCGCCGACGAGTGCCGCAAAGGCACCGCCTGCAATCGGCGTCGGGGTCAGGCCCGCCACGCCATTGCGC